TACAGTTTGCCATCTTTTATGAATATATGATTTTCCCGCGGTTCTGCCGGAAACTCTTCATATTCTTCTATGCTCACATCGGCAACACCATCGCGGATAGCTGCCTTTTTGGAATATGCACTTTGTAGCACAATATGACTGCGATTCATGATCCGCCATGCCTGGTTGAATATCCAGACATTCAAAAGCCGGCTCTTTACCAGCCCTCGAGGCCTAAATAGCGAACTACCGGAGTGTCTGGTTAAGCTCGTCATATCGTCTCCGCCGTGACCGGATAGTCCATTTTTCTCACCTTCACCGTCACCTCAGCATGCATAGGAATATCGACAAAATTTTCGAATTGCGGCACCCCTTCAAGAGCGTTGGTGATCCTCAACAGCAGTTCATCTGTGGCTATTTGCAGCTCAACTTGAACATGAGTCTCGTCCAACAAACCATAATCAGATGAGGGTAGATCTACCACCCAGTTACCTACAAAAACAGTCTTTTCATCATCTTTGTGTAAAAAGATGTCTTCGCCTACAACTCTATACAGTACAGTCGCATGTAATTTATGATATGACATTGCCTTATATATATAGTCTGTTGATGGTTCGGCATCTTCTTTGGCATGATGATAAGCATAGCAAAATACCTCTATTTCCAGCCCGTATCCGTTTCCCTCCTCCAATGGTAACTCTTCGGAAAGATTTACCTCCGCCCACGTTTTAGGTGGGATACTCTTTAGTGTGCTGCCGGTAATTATTATTTCTTCATGTACGTATTCAGGCATATCACACCTACTCTGCCGGTGCCGTTAACGGCTCTGTGATGACTTTAGCTGCCACTCCGGATGTAATCTCATCCATCATTGCCGTGCTGGCACCTATGCCTTCTATTAGCTTGGCAAGGTTCATTTGCGGTTCATTGAATACCGTCTCATATATCGTGCTCCAATCGCTTTCTGTTCCACCGGCGGATATGAATTTGAGCTGGAAATAAACCACTGCCTGATTCTCCAACCCGGTGTCGTAAACACCGGACCCGGCTGGTGGTTTGGGAATCCAGATCAAGTTACCCGGACTATTGGTGATATTTTCCAAAGTGCCCGGTGTGCCGGTTGCGTCCATAATCAGATATCTAATCTTCCATATCCCAATGGCATCGAGCGCTTGCGGAACAACAGTGATCACGGCATCCCCTTCATAAATGTTTTGAGCGACCGGAACTACACCGCTTACATCTGCGAGAATGCTGTTGATTGTATCGCCTAGCGAGTTGATTTGATCTTGCAGTTCGGATTCTAAGGTGGTAAGCGCGTCTGTTAGTCCATCGATGTCATCTATCGCATGTGCCTCACCGTCCGGATATTGAAGGTGCTTTACCAAATCTGAGCTCGGGAATAGTGTTCTCTCGGTTTCTGATTGTGCCACCCAGACCTCACCATCTTTGACTTGAATTGTGGCAACTACGCTTGCTTCCGTTTCGGCCCTATACAGTCCTCCGGCTACATGTCCCATCTCCAGATAATAGTCGTGTACCCAGCTACCACCATCCAGTTTGAGCACGTCGGCGCGCACATCTTTGTCTGTTATGGGCACTCCCTCTGCATCGACAAGCCTAATTGATATAAGTGCTGACATTTTTACATCCTTATTATGTTTTCTGCTATTGCTATCACTCTGCTATCCAGAAGGGCCATTATGTTCACAGCTGCCGGCTCCTCTCGATAGACAGACCTAAGTTCGACTTCTTGGATTTCTTTATATGCCTTTATATTAGGAAGATTTCTCGCCTTTCCCAATCTTTGCATTGGCATCTCTCCTTCTTTCCACCATATTATTACCTCGCCGGTGAGCATATTTTTGAGCTGCTTACATTTCTCCAGATCCGATACGAATTCTATTAGCAGCGTGTCTTGGAAATATCTCCCGATCTGCTTTTCGTCCTCCGGGTTGAAAGGATTCACATGTGTCTGCGCATAGCTCACCTCGCTATCTTGACGCACTATCCCATCTATCGCCAACACTTCGCTGTAATCTGGTCTAAGAAAGTAGATCATCCCGCCACCTCAATTTTGTTGCATCTGTATGTTAACCAGTTGGCTGAACATATCTTCTGTATAAAATTATAACTGCTGCCATGCCGAGCATGACCAAGCCAGCTATTGAGCATCTGTTCTACTTTTTTATCAGTGAGCTGTTCACTATTCAATAGTGCTGGTAGTTTCTTCACCTTACGCTTTATCTTTTTTTTACAATCATTTCTAAGCAATTTATGCGTTCTTTGTATCTTAAAACCAACCATATTGACGCCTTGGTCAATCGGGAAAATCTTGCTCTTTTTATTGTTCAGCTTTAATTTCAACTCGTTTTCAACGAATCTTTTAATTGCGTATAATGTGCACCTGGCTTCTTCTCGATCTTTCACAATTATCACAATGTCATCCATATAACGCACATAGTATTTCAGCCCCATTTTTCTTTTACAATACCGATCAAGCTCATTTAAATAGATGTTGGCAAATAGGTGGCTGGTTATATTGCCAAGGGGCAGCCCCTTTTCGTCTGGTGAACTATCCAATATCTGATCCAATAGATTTAGTGTCTTCACACATCTTATTTTCTTCCTGAGTATTCGCTTAAGAAGATCCCTATCTATCGAATAAAAGTACTTATGGATGTCGATTTTAACAATGAATGCCTTGTTGCCGGATATCCAATATGCTTTTCTCAGATAGTGTTGAATTTTATTCAGTGCCTTATGTGTTCCCTTTTCGTCTATACAAGCGTAGCTGTCTTTTATAAAACACTTATTATATATCTTCTTCAATATATTGTTTGCCATTACTTGAACCATCTTGTCCTTGAATCTTGGCGCGTATATCTCCCTTTCTTTCGGCTCATATACCTTGAAATAGATATATTCGTCCATTTGATATGTACCGTCTTTAAGCCTTTCAATCAAAGACCTGATATTATAGTGAGTGTCCTTTGCAAACATTAGAGCATCTCTCTTGTATTTTGACTTCCCAAGCATACATTGATTATACGCTTTGATAGCATTATCAACGGAAACGATTTGATTAAATAGCGGCATCATGGTGTTCCTTTCGTACTAAGCATGATGCCATTGTTAATGTGTTTACAGCTTATAGCTGAAAGAATCAACCTCTCTTGGAGAAACCAAGCCTTGTCACGTAAAACCTTGATCTTACGGATCGCCAAACTCACCAGGACGGGGCGCAGACCATTATTCGTATTCGTATTCCACGAATTATTCGAATTCAAGTTGGAAGCACCATTGTTACCGCGATTCACTCGCCTGCGCATACAGGTTGATCCTTTTTCTTATATTTAGACGATTTAATAAAGGCTGACAGCATTTTATTTATCTCTGTCAGTTCTATGTCTATATCCCTATGGTAGCCTTTGCTAATATATTTCTGCCGGCATGACAGCTTTAGCAGTATTTTCAATACCTGCAGGCATCCATCAGCTTCTTGCAGATAGGTAATCCTTTTAGACTTTACACTGTTTCCAAGAGAGATGTTCTTCATCAACTCTACTATTATCGTTTTGATTTGCTGACAAAGAGCATGTTTTTCCGACTTTGGAAAATTGACGAGCCTTGGATATAGCTTGTAATACAAGCTCTCTACCCTTCTGAAAATTATTAGATCGCTAACCATGTCGCACCTTCGCCTTCGCTCAGGCTGCTAAGAGAGCAGCGGCTCCAAGACGGGGCGCAGACCATAACCCGTATACGGAAGCCACGAAGTAAGCGAATACAAGTAGGAAGCACCATAGAAACCGCGAACCACTCGCCTGCGCGCATCGTGCGGATCGAAGTTTTGGCACCAGTTATACGAGCCCAGTATCTCTCCACCTTCTTCCGGGAATCTAATTGCTGCCAAATCTACATCTGTATATCCCACTGCCCAGTCCGGCGTGTGGGTTGGTGCATATGCTGGATATAGCCAAGAGTTATTTTTCGCTCTTTCGTGCAATGGCAGGATGAGCCTGTTCCATTCATTGTTTTTGCCAATACCGGGTCTGCCGTAGAGTGCTGTTGTTGGATCTTCATCGCTTCCGGTTAGCAAGCGCAATCTGTAAGTTATGCCGTTCAACTCGATGTGGGCTGTTTGCGGAGTTCTGCCAAAGACTTCGCCGTAGTATTTACCTTCCTCAGCGTGTGCTGCCTCAGCGAAGTTTTCCGGTTCTGCGTTTTGGAGCATATACTCCTCTGCAGCAGAGAGAACTTCGCCTGTACCATACACAGCGCCCATACGATAGATGTTATCCCAAGATATTGAACGTCTTAGAGTAGTCTTGGCAATGAATATTACCTTGCCTCGCCACATAAATTTTAGCCAATTTCTATCTTCTCTCAGTAGCGTTCCTTCCCATCCGGGGCTACTGTCCCAACCGGCTCTGATCGGGTCTTCACCGCCGAACGGTTCTGCTCCATCGGGAACTACTGCATTCGTGAATAGATAAGTAGAATCTTCTGCTGTTCCAAATAGCTCTTCAACCGAAACTTCGCCGAAGAATCCGCACTGTCGATTACCAGCGATCAGCTTTTGCGGACCGGGGAACATAAAGTCAAGCACATTGGGATCGTGGTTTCTTGCTATCAATATATTCTGTGCTCTCTCACCTAGTCCCGATATTTCACCAGCAATGGTATTGAATGCCAGCCCCTTGGTGTTATCGCCTTCCAAGCTGACAGGCTTGGCTTCGTGACCACCGACATTGATTTTGCCACCGTATGTAGCCAGGATGTTGTCTCCATAGCAGTTTTTCGTTCTGGCACCTTCGGCGTTAATGATGCTAGATCTAGTTGCGAATATTCCGCAACCGATCGGTCTGCCGGCATCATCGAAACCATCTCCACGATCTTCAGATGCTCCACGGCTTCCGCAATTATTAGCGATAGCTCTGCGGGCATTGATTACCGTGCTCGAATAAGCCCAGATTCCGTGTCTTTTCGCTCCATCGGCGAAAGCGTCATTGGCGTTGATCCGGCTGCCGCGTGTACCATATATGTTAGATCCGCCGAAATTTCTAAATCCGGCAAATGGCTGTATCTGTGCTTCGGCATTATCAGTGAGACACAGACCATCCAAATAGGACATGTAGTCATTAGATCCACTTTCGTCCTGCTCAAATATACAGTCAATTATCGGAGCTTTGCCGTTATACACACCTATGAAGGGATAGTAAAATCCTTCAAATTGCGTGGTCATCTGATCTCTTTCGACCACCACAGGCTCATATTTGCAGACCTGACCCTCTTCTGCTAGTGCGGCTCGGATTGGATCATAGTACACGAAATTGTCGAACTGATAATCCAGATCGAAATATAGAGTGTCCGGAGTATCTCCCGGCACCATTCTATGCAGTCCGTTGTAATCCATCTCTTCATGCTCACCCCATTGACCTTTAATGACAATAAGATCCTGATCGGTGAGCCCATGCTCCTCGGTAGTTGTGACTTTCACCTGATATCTGGGATCCTCACCCCAGTTAATTACTGTCGGGATAATTTTCTCATCTGTGCTTGTGGGTACTGAGACCTGACCTTCCTCTGCATTGGTCACGGTCACTACCGGACCTTCGACCGTAGCGGTGAATCTGTCCACTGTGTTGATAGCAGCGGCAAGCTTGGTGGCTACTTCTGCATCCGAGTCTGTGCTTGCTATCTCTACGAAATGCCCGGTTCCGTCAAGCTCCGGGTCGTTTTCGGCTTCTGTTTCATGAAACCAAAAATAGTGCTTTTCGTTTTGGCTCCACGGAGATGGCACCACGCCGTCTCTGATAGTGAAGGCCTGCGCATACAGATCGGATGCATCGCCTTCGTCTGTGTCTATCTCTATTTCCACCACCGCTTCTTCGCCGATACCGTCCACTTTGTCGCCCGGATCCACAGAGGCAATATCCTTGGGAGTATAGGACAGTTCTTTTACAAACGTGATCCAGCTTAGATCCAGATTCCGGATCAGGAGCTGCACTTTGGGCTGGTGTCCGTTCAAAAACTTCACCTTAGCGGCAAAGCCTTCTTTGATATATACGGGATAATATCTTTCTACAAGGTAAGCAACCGCTTCGTTTACATCTGCGAAATCTCCTCCGCTGCCTACCGCTACTTCCACATCGGCTGATCTACGTCTTAGAAACCTGTCCAAAAATTCTTCGGGCAGGTTATTTTCGTCCTGTAGGGACGCCGGAAAACTTACTACTTCTTCTGCCATTTCTATCTCCTTTTATTCATTAATTACAACTACTTGTGTGCCTTCGTGATCGACCACTTTTTTACCTTCCCAATCCACCACGACCAAATATGGCCACGGCGCTATTCCTCTATATATCATGTACTTTTGTTGGCTAATTCCTTTGTATTGTGTCTTGATCGTTCCCGTGAAAAGCTCCCCCAGATTACCTTCGCGCGAATATGTCCAGCGCAGTCCGTTGAATACCAGCACATCCCTTCCCCGAGTCGAAATCAAGATGAAGGTTCTCTGATTTTTGTTCAGCCTTTTATCCAGCCAGTTTTTTCGATCTTCAGAGAGTCCGATCAAGTTGAGCTCCACCGTGTTAGTGCGCACTCCCTGAAAGTAGTGCCGGGATGTGGGCAGTTCTTCCACATTGCTGCTCTCAGAGCCCGGGGTTTCTCCCAAGTCGGATATCTCTACTGCGTAGCTCTCCAAGGCATCTGCCATATCCTGGATGTTGTTGAATATATCGTCCGCTTCTGCTTTGGATATCTCACCGTCCGCCATATATAGCTTGCCGTGCGAAAACATGGGAAGGATCTTGTTGAGATCCAATACCTTTGTTTCGCTATAGCCCTCGAAACTCGTCTTCTGCAGACCGGACATAGCTAATCCTTTCTCACGACCACTTGTTTGCCTTCGTGATCGACCACTTTCTTACCCTCGTGATCAACCAGATAAGCATAGAACCGGCCGACCCTTCTGATCAGGCAAGTTACCAGCCGTAACATTATAGATATCCCTTCACAATGTGAATGTCCTGTCCCGCATATGTGCCCTTCACATAGACTTTTGCCATGTGAAACACACCAAGCTGAACTTCGTAGGTGGGATATCCATGTGCGCCGGCATCATCTGTGTGGCAGAACTGAAACTTGTCATCACCGCCGAGCAGGATCTCCGCCACACGGCCAGAGACATCAATCTCTTCCCACTCACCTGCGGTTGTTATCGTGTGCAGATCTGTTTCGAAACGAGGCCATGTACCGACCGATTTTCCATTCAGATCCTCGGGCAACAATCCTTTTTTATTACTCATCTTTATTCCTCCCGTTACTGGACTTCCTTTTGGTGTGGTGTCGAGGTGGTATTCTCCCTTCGTTTATCAGCATCAATTCAAATTTGTTTAGATATTCTTCCAAAATGTGCCGGATATCTTCTTTCAAGCTCTTCGCCCATTCTTCTTTCGTTTTTGCTATTTCCTGCTCATTTTTGCGGACTCTGGAAGACAGGTCTCTCCATCCCCATACCATAAGTCCGGAAATCACGGTTACGATAATGCCCATCAATATTGTAACTACATAGTTTTCCATCACGATACCCTTCCATATTTTGCGATTATTTGGTGGAACCGCACGGGCTCCGATTCATGAAATACATATATTCTTTTTCTTTTTTCTACTACAGAAACCCAGAGCAATCGCTTTTCCCGCGCATCGATATGCAGCATAGGAGTTATCCTGCCATCATATTCAGTGTCCAAATACAGTCCAATGCCGCCGATTTCCAATATGCGCTGCGCTTCCTGCCAAGCCAACCATACATGTGCCCAGGACATAAAGAAGTCGGTTGCGTCCGATCTCCTTTTGCCGCGGCAGAGATAATGTCTGCCTCTGCCATTCTCATAGCGCACATGTGCTCTCGGCACAGGGGATGGATAGATCGCATAACTTGCCGGCAGTGAGTTCCTCAATCTATTGAGTAGCAGCACGATAAGAGCGTCCATCTCTTCCAACACGCTGTCTGCGGATATCATCTCTTCTTTTTCGTTCCAGATCCCGCATGGCCATTCCGCTGCGGAAAATGATCTGAGCTTAGAAAAATTGAGATTCGCTGCCTTCATATTCTTATCCGGATTCCTGTGTAGAACTGCCATCTCAGCCTGCCGTAGTCGCATATTGTCGCCGTCAGCTCCCCGCTTAAAAAAGTGAGCAGCTGAATCTCTGCGCGTATATCCCAGCTCGTGGTTTCCTCTGTATTTCTGCCGGAAACCGACAATGCGACCTGGGTGCCGGAATATTGCAAAAACGCCGGTAAGCTGGCATGTATTGTAACTGCCAGCATTACCAGCGCCAGGGGGAAGAGAAGCTTCATTCTACTCTTTTTTCCATACCGATAGCAGAGCGTCCAACTTAGCCAATATATTTCTCCACTCCGCTTCTGTAATCTTATGGTCTTGCGCTGCTTCCCATACTGCGTGTATGAATGCTGCCAGTTTCTTTAATGTCTTGATAATTTTGGTAAGAAAACTGCCGGCTACCAGCCCAAGCCCCATCAATACGATTGTGATGATATCGTTGATCCCGACACCACCTGCCAACGGGTTATTCGAATTTTCCGCAAATGCCGGCGTGACAATAAAGATCATTATCATCGTCACCAGCATCAGTATTAATACTCCTCTCACGTTACCTCCTACGGTGTTGCGTCCGGAATGTCCATGTAGATGCGATATCTCAAGTGAGATGCACCTTTGTATTGTGTTTTGATAGTTGCTGCAAATAGCGCGCCGAAATTCCCCTCGCGGGCATACACCCAACGTAGTCCGTTGAATACAAGCGCGTCTCTGCCATTGTCGCTAACCAAGATCAGTGTTCTCTGCTTCTTGTTCAGCTCCTGCTCCAGCCAATCTTTTCGGTCCTGAGATAGTCCGATCAGATTGAGCTCGACTGTGTTTGTTCTAGACCCTTCGATTAGATATTGCGAAGTTGGAAGTTCCTCTGCGCTGCTGTTTTCTGATCCGGGTGTTTCTCCCAAGTCAGAAATTTCCACAGCGTTAGATTCCAAATCTGTCGCCATTACATCGACATCATCGAACATCGCATCAGCTTCGGCTTTGGTCATTTCGCCATCAGCCATATATAGCTTGCCATGCGAAAACATGGCAAGCATTTCATTGAGATCCAGAACTTCATCTTCGGTGTAATCAGTGAAGGTTGGTTTTGTTAGTGACATCATTCCCTCCGTTAATTGTCGCGGATGCTTACTGCGAATTTATCTTGATGCGTTTTGCCACCCCAGTTTGACCAGGTGTTCATCAAGTCTGCAGCTTGTCCCGCTTTTGGTTCGATTTTGACGCCGAATTCCTTCTGCCGTGCCCAACCGAAGATATTTCTCTGATAGAACAAGTTCGCTTTCTTTGTTCCGCCGCCGCCGTCGTAGGTTCCATCTACTTTCACATTCGGCATATTGGAATACATGCTAATAAGGAATCCGTGCGCTTTGCCGACAATACCACTTGGTATGTTGGTCTCGCCCATTTTATCCCTGCTAATGAAGTTGCTGATGCTGGTTAGTTCGGCTTCATCTGTTGCATTGACGAGCGCATAACGGTTCTCATCCGGTGCCCCGGCAATGTTGAGCAGCTTTCTAGCTTCTTTGAAATCGGCTTCGGTAAGTTTATCGTTTTCACTATCGGCTTTTTTCTTGCGGTGCGTGCTATGCAAACCGTCCAAAACCTTTTGCACAACCCAGAGGTTGTAGGCTTTGATCAAACCTTTTGCAGCCTTGCCGGCATACTCTCTGCGAAGCGGAAGCATGCTTTGAATTGCGTCAAGATCGGCTATTTTGACGGGCACACCTTTCTGCACGTCAAGTGCAAAGTTGATGAAGTGCTCATCCATCTTGTTGAAATCTCCATCATCGATAGGCATATCTTTAGCGTCAATATCGCCAAGATACGGGCCGTTATAGGCGTCTGCTTGGGCTCCTTTCGTGAAGGGTGTATAATCTATGATGGTGTTGATGATCTGAAATCTATCCTGCAGTTCCTGCTTCATTATTCTGCTGGTTTCAGCAGACCATAGTTGCGGATTGAAACTCATTTTGTGCCTCCTGCGATATATTCGTCATACAAGCGATTGTACAACTTGGGATTTGTTTCTTTGATCTTGACTTCCAGCTCGGGATCGTCAAGCAAGTCCTCGTAGGTCATATCCTTACTGCCCTTGCCATCCTCAATTTTGACATTACTTTCCGGGACTTCCGGCTTGTTTTGCTCTAGCCATTCTTTGTAGGTCTCTTCGTTGGTCTGCAGCATCTTGATAGCGAAGTCGCGCTGTGCCGGTGCTATCTTGGACTGTGCGATGGCAAGATCTACCTTCATCTCGGCAAGCTCTTTTTCGTAGAGCTCTATCTTGCTGTTGGCATCTTCCAGTCCGTCTTTGAGTGTTTGGATTTCCGGAACTATCTGGTCTTCGGCAGATACTCCCAGAGCATCAATTACTTTTGTGATTTCCATGTTCACCTCTTCTGTTTCTTCTTTTTTTGTAAGGTTTTGTTTGAATTTGTCGAATATCGCTTGATTGCGAAATTCATATTTGTCGATGTCTGCAAACGCTGCAATTTTCAAAGACTCCGAGATCTCATCACAGAATCCTTTTTTCTTGCAAGTGCTCGCCGTCATCCATGTCTCGGCGCTCATCAAGTTTTCGATCTCTTCTTTTTCCAGTCCGGATTTGGCTTGGTATATCTCCACGAATTGCCCTTTGAGCTGATCCATCATGTCCGCCATACGCTTCAAGTCTTCGCTGTCTCCACCAACGAAAACAAATGGGTTGTGGATCATCATCATCGAGCTTTTTGCCATTACTACATTCTCACCTGCCATGGCAATAACCGAGGCAATCGAAGCAGCGAGGCCCTCGATCTGTACCGAGATGTTTAAGCCACTTCCTCTGAGGATGTTGTAAATAGCTAGTCCGTCGAAAACGCTGCCGCCGGGTGAGTTTATATGAACAGTTACATTCTCTGCAGATATGCCCGCAAAATCTTTGCGGAACTCGTTTGCAGTGATTCCCCATGCACCGATCTCGTCGAATATATAGACGTCGGCCCTTTCTTCGCTCTGATTCCTAATGTTATACCATTTCATATTCACTCCTTTTGATTGCGATTGTAAGCAGATTTAGAATCTTCTATAAAAAAGTGGGTATTTTACCCACTTTTCTCAGCAAATTTTCATTTCCGGCTAATCTGAACGGTGGAGGTAAAATGAATTTAAGCGAAACATTCGATGCCATAATCGAGGTCTTGGAGGGATGCCCCTCTGATTTCAACCAGATCGAAAGCTACGAAGGGCAATTTGAGGATCCGGACAATTTCATCATTATGCCACCCAGCGCATTTATAGATGTAGTTTCCGGCGATGCCTCCAAAATATCTCGCAACCATGGCGTTGATCTGGTAATCTACCTCTGTGCAGACAGCCTGCACTCCAACCCGCAGACAGAAACAATGCTCACCATGATAGACAATGTGAGAGCCAGCATGACACAAGCGCGTCTTGCCGGACATGCAGTGCAATATACCGGCTTCGAAAAAATCGGCAACTTCCCCGGCTTCAAAATATATCAAATAAAATTCAGGGTGGATTAAATTATGATGATAAGCATTCAGGATCTAAAAGATTATCTCGGCAGCAAGGAAGAGCTACTGCTCTCCAAACTCGTGGACGCGGATATCGAAGCGCTGATAACAGAACAATCGGCAGTGATAAGCGATATCCTGCATGAGATACCGGAAGAAACGCCGGTGCTGCTCAAAAAAATTTGCAAAGACTTCTGTAAGCATCAGCTCTATATGCGCGAATCTCGGCAGGACGTACCCGAATCTGTAGAGAAACAATATGAAAACGGCATGAAGCTTCTCAATAAAATCCTCAAAAAAGAGATCACTTTCGGCACCGATAAAGACCCGAGCGAAGATGATCTGCAAGCCGTGTATAGCGTGCGCAAACAATATTTCGACAGGAAGTTATGACACTACAGGAAGCAGTCGGCACCGTGGCAGCGCAGCGCATCAAAGCTCGTATCCGCGAAAACCGCGTCAAACCAGCTACAAAAAAAGAAAACAAAAAGGGACAGAAAGGCACTACACTAGTAGAGTCTTCCCGGCTTCTTGGCAGCATTCGTCATAAGGTGATGGGCAACAGAGTGATAGTGGGAACCAATCTGGCATACGCGCGAATCCATCACGAGGGCGGCTCTATCGTCCAGAAAGTTACCGATAGGATGCGCTCCTTTTTCTGGGCTAAATTTTATGAGACCGGTATAAAAAAATGGAAGTTTATGGCTCTGTCCAAAGACGGCATGCTCAATATCAATATCCCGGCCAGACCATATATGTACCTCAATGATGGAGATGAAGCTGCTATATCGAAAGTGGCATTAGACTTTATGATCAAAGAGCTTGAAAAAAGAGATTGGAGTAGATGATGGGATATAAAAAATCTATCAAAGAACATGCGCAGGGGCTGTATGTGATCGAAGGCAAAAGCATCAGCGACATATCCAACCTGCTAAACATACCGGAAAAAACCCTCTATCGCTGGAAGCATCAATACAACTGGGATAGCGCAGTCGGATCCGGAACGATCAACCTCGTCGGCGAAATGCAAAAAGCTTTCTACGGCAAAGTGCAGGAAGCTATTCAAAACGGAAAACTGACCGACCCTTCCACCGCCGATAGTCTCTACAAAACATCTAAGCTAATGGAAAAGCTGCTGCCGAAGAAGATGATGCTGGCAAATATATTCAACATGATGGACGATATTGTCGCCTACTCCAAGTCTTATATCGAAGACGATGTTTTTATTGAGAGGCTGGGCAAGTATCTGCCGGAAATAGCAGACCATCTGCGCAAGAAATATAGCGAGGATCTATGAGGTCGATGACCAATAAGGAATTCGAAAAGAAGATTCAACAACTCGTGGAGAGCATCAAGCGCGACACCACGATGTTCCCGGATGACAATAAGTTCAAGCAGCGCAAACGAATTGAGAAAGCAAATGATGATTTCTTTTTCTTCGCCAAAACCTATTTCCCGCACTATATCAAAGCTGAATTCGGCAAAGATCATAGGAAAATGAATCGCGAGACCGATGTCTCGGGACAGATCACGGGTGTGGCCGGCTATAGAGGCTTGGGAAAAACCACGCTGCTCTCTATCATCAAACCGATTTGGAGAGCTCTGCGCGGCGATGTGCATTTCAATTGTAAGATTGCTAAGAACGAAACGCTGGCAAAAGAAAGAACCGAAGCAATCCGCATCGAGTTTCTCTACAATGCCAGACTCAAGCACGATTACGGTAACCAGCTCATCATGGGAAACGGTGAGGAAACGGATTTCATCATCCGCGCCGGCTGCCGGTTTCTGGCGCTCGGATATAGATCGGGTATTCGTGGTAAAGTGTTTGGCGCTTATCGTCCGGACTACATAGACATAGATGATCTCGAAGATCATGAGGCGCATAATGAACGGATCTCAGAGAATAAACTGAAGTTCATAACCGAAGAATGTTACGGTGCGCTCTATAAGGGGCGTGGCACTATAGTCTGGCTCGGCAATCTCACTCATCAGAAATCCGCTCTCAATATGTTCAAAAAGAAATGCGAGGAAGAAAAATCTCCTCAACATAAATTTCTAATTTTCAAGGCAGATGACGGGAGCTTCAACCCCACTTGGCCAGAAAATTACACCCGTGAAGATCTACTGAGAATCTACGGCGCTATGTCGCGCATGGGATATGAACGCCACATGCGCATGAATCCGGTAGTAGAGGGAAAACTTATCAAAGCCGAGTGGTTCCGCTATGGCATCAAGCCCGGACCGAAGAAGATCGTTACTTTCTGCGATCCCTCTCTGGGCGAAAAAACCACCAATGACTACAAGGCGATAATAACGGTAGGCTACCAAAGACCAAAGTACTATGTGCTGGACGCATGGATCCGGCAGGCGTCTATCAATAGCATGCTGAAATATCTCTATAGTGTGGATCAGGAGTTTTCTACCCGCATCTATATGGAATCCAACTTCTGGCAGCGTATCCTATGGGAGTTCATTCCCGAAATCGCCAAAGACTACGGCTATACCCTGCCGGTTTCTGCAGTGGAAAACAAAGACAAGAAGACGCTCCGCATAGAGAAGATGCAGCCTCTTTTCGAGTGGGGCTGGATCGTGTTCCCATCCAACCTGACAGAAGATATGCGCGTGCTCATCGACCAGCTGCTCGGCTTCGACGATTATCCGTTTGACGATGGTCCGGATGCTCTCGCCGGAGCTATCAACCAAATCAAAAGGGCGGCTAACCAAAACTATGAAGACTACGACAGCATTGAAAAGCTGAAATCAATAGACTTTGCAAAAATGATGTAGGAGATATAGGATGAATTTTATCAAAAATCTGCTTAAGCCCAAAGAGAATTATACCCTGGTCACACATCCGGATCATGAATACCACGTCTCACCGGAGATTAGCCCGGCTAATATAGTGCTGGCAAAACAACAAAAAGGAAACGGTCACCTGCAGGAAATCCTCGGGCTGTTTCGTAAACTGATCACCGACAACGACAACCTCGCCGGTAACGTAGATATCCGCAAAGAAGCAGCCAAAGCATGTGATTACAAATTTGCGCATGAGCTCACCGACAAACAGGAAGAGTATTTTGCATCCGTACTGGAAGACCACCTGCCCGCATTTATCGATCAAACTCTTGAGTTAAAGCTGTTCGGAGCCTTATTTCGACAAATTTATTACAAACATGAGGATGGATTCTGGTGGATAGATGGTTTCGAGCAATACAAAGACATCGATCTGCGCATTAAGAATAAGGAGCTGAAGCTTTATGTGGAAGATGCACCAAAAGATCTGCCGGAGCTCAACTTTATAAGAAAATATAATGAGACATCCGTGCTCGAATCTCTGCTGAAATACTATTGCTTTTTCTCTTTTGCGATCAATAACTGGGCGCAATTCACCGAGACCTATGGTAAGCCGATACGGATTGGTAAATATCAGCCCGGAGCAGACCCTAAGGATCAAAGTGTACTTCGAAGCATGGTTGCTTCGCTCGGCACAGATCTTTCTGCTGTGATCCCCGAAACTACACTTATCGAGTTTATCGAATCCAAAACCAAGTCCGGCACCTCGGATCTCTACAAAACACTGGTTGAGTTCGTAGAAAGCCGTGAAACGCGGCGGATACTTGGTCAAACCATGACCACCAAGGAATCTGAATATGCCGGCTATGCACAGGCAAAAGTGCAGGATCTGGTGCGAATAGACCTGCTGGTTGCCGATCTGCGTGATGCATCCAACTATGTATCCGACATACTTACCCGACTTAACCGCATCAACTTCGCCGATCAGAAGGTGCGCGTAGAGCTATTTACCCCGCGTTCGATAGACTTTGAAAAGCGCATCCGCATTGATACCCGGCTCAATAATATCATCGAAATCGATCCCGAATACTTCTACGAGACCTACAGCATTCCGGAACCGAAAGGCGGGATGAAAAAAAAAGAACCGGCGGCGCTCCCACCTGTGGACATGAAAGCCGGTAATCTGCCGTTGGCGCTCACGGAAGAAAACATGCAAAAGGTGATCAGCACAGCTGAACGGCTAAAAAAAAAATCCAAAAATATGAAGACCTAAATCTCGGCAGCTTTCAGGATCTGCTGCTCGATTTTGGCAGCCAGCTCACCCGCTCTATCCAAGAAGAATTTGCAAAAACACGCCAGCAAGCCTACATGTTTTTCGCTGCGCTCACAAACGAGCTCATCGAATACGACTGGACAATAGAAGATATCGAAGCCGTGCATGCCTTCCGCGCCGAGGCTTTCGAAGTAGCGCACGTGCACACCGAAGAACTGCTGGAAGAACTGAAAGATGAAGCTGCTACAGCAATCCAAGAAGGTAGATCGTTCGGTTCTTGGAAGCGTGGAATGCATCTCAAGGGCTTTGAACACGACGCGCCTCACCACCTGAAAACAAACTTCAATACTGCTGCCAACAATGCTCAGTCGGCAGCGAAGTGGCGAAACATCCAAGATGCGAAAGAGATCTTCCCATACCTGCGCTATGTAGCTGTCATGGACGATCGTGTGCGCGATGAACATGCCGAGTTGCACGATACGGTCGCCCACGTAGATGACGAGTTTTGGAACGAATTTTATCCGCCCAACGGCTGGAATTGCCGCTGTGAAGTAGAGCAACTCACCAATGAGCAGGGCGCACAGAGAGCGTTGGAGCCCAAACCGTGGATGCCGATCGAGGATGAATTCCAAAAAAATACCGGCAAGGATCTGAACATCTGGGGCAAGTGGCTCGACCGCAAAAGCATCACGCCGACAAACTACCAAGCTCTGCAGAGAAACAGTGTAGATTCATGGAGCTCGGTGAAAACTCCGCGCACATACGACAGCGCCGGTGTACCGAAAGAGAAGATGATCAGTGATCTGGAAAACTACCTCGACGATAGAGTGGTGGGAGACTTCCCCGTGCTGCTGCCCAAAGCAAGCGCAGCTAAGCTGAAATATCTCAGCGATGCCGAGCTTAGAAAAAGAATGAAATATATGCGCACCATAGACCCTACTATCACCAGCGCAGATGAAATCTGGATGGAAACGGACAGATCCGCCGTCTATGCCTTCAAAAAATTCGACGACGGCATAATCGTCCGGGCAACTATAAAAAACGGAAAATTGGACGGTTTTAGCGTTCTGGATCAGAATGTCGATCAGCTCAGAAAAGGAATCCCTATTTCCCAATAAATACCATATCTTTTAGGATTACAATCCCAAAAAAAAGCCCCGACCGAAGCCGGGGCTATAGAGTTCCTTCTCTGGATCTATTCCAATTTTTCGCCACATTCATAGCAGCGCTTTGCATTTTTAGAAACTTCTGTGCCACATTTGGAACAGATATATATTGTCTTTTCTCCCGGCTGTGTAATCTTGCCGTCGTATTTCAAGCCGGCCATTTTTTTTAACAGCCGGATCACTTCGGCTGCTGCAGTCAGCAGTATGTACACAGTTATTCCCCATATACCAACACCGATAGCGATCGGCAGGGCAATTCCTGCCTGCTCGGAATACAAAGCGATCGTCAGAACCGCTGCTATTATCGCGATTACAAACAACACTATTGCCATGCTTACCAGTTGATTTTCTTTGCCGCCAGAGACGGCTTCTCTTCTTTCTTGCTTTTCCATTGCTTTCCTCCCTATGTTTTTTTTCGTTTCTTGGCAAGTCTCCGATAGTACTCGCTATCTCCTCTTCTTTTCGCTTCGCCGGTGCCGGCTTTTCCGCCCTTTCTGCCAGCCTCGACGAAGATATTTTTCTCTAATCTGTTTTGAATTTTCTGCAGGGTCTTACCAATTACCGGATACCATCCCGAGCGGTTGATCCATACATGATCAATATCCTTTTCGGTTAGCTGGAAATCTTCGATCGTCTCAGATCTGCCCTGCCCTTCTCCATCCATGTGATAGAAAGCAAGCCGCGCCTGCATATTCCACACATCTATGTAGAAGTAGCCGGTGCCTTTTCTACCCTCAAGCATCTCTTTATATTTTTCGAATTCCTCTCGAGACGCTATCTCAGTCTCCTTCATGGTCGGATCACTCTCGGGCGTCATGCCCCAGAGGATCTTGTATTTCGACGTTTCCAGAAGTTTCATTTTACAGCCCTATATGGTTTTGGATAAAATTATCTATATCGTATTCTGCCCATGTGTCTTCAAGATAAAACCTTATCTCTTCTTCTGTGCAACCTTCAAAAAGGGCTGCTATTTCGTCGTTGCTCTTTCCCTGTTTCCACTTGTTGAATTCTTGAATCGTCATTTTAATCTTCTCTTCCCGTTCCATAATTACACCTCCAGAATCTTCGATTATCGAATCAATTTTTTCTTGAGATATTTCTGGCTCTTCTCTGTGAGAGTGCCAACTGTAATCTGAGCCACCTTCAAAGAACATTTCATATTGTTCTTTTTCATCTTCGCTACTTTC